GCTGTTGAACTTAGCCAAGACCCAATAGGGTTACAAGAAATATTAAACAAGGAGGATACACATACCAAGAACCAACAAGCCCTTTTCCTTCCCTCAAGACTTATTGCTAAGATTTTTCTCTTCCGTTAAAGATTAGCGGCGTATATTAGAAATAATATATGTAAATTCTGTGAATTCAGGGGAAGTCCAGACCGGACAATCCTGAGCCAAGCTTAAGATTTTTCTATTTCGTATATTGACTTCTTCCTCAGAATATAGTATAATAAAGGTATAGGAGGATTTATATGAAAGAAAAAAGATGTTTACATTGTGATTGTTCTTTTGTTCCTACTGGACAAAACCAAAAGTTTTGTTCTAAAGAACATCAACATGCTAGAAGTGTGTTTGAAGGTAAGTGGAAACACTATAGAGATACCTTTAATGCAAAACAAGGTGTTGTTGTTGGTATAGGATCAGGAAGATTAACAGGAACAGGACTCAAAAATCCAGCTTATACTAATGGACGATGTGCTTTTAGAAATTTTGCACGGCGTTTAAAAGAATTAGGTGTTCCTTGTAATCATTGTGGTATAGATTTACGTACAGCTACACGTGGTAATTGGCTAGGTCATCATAAAGACCACAATCCCAACAATAATGATTTAAATAATCTTGTGTTGTTGTGTAAAAAATGCCATCACTATCATCATGAAGTTTATCGTAATCTACCTAGTCTTAAGAAGGTGCAACGACTATCCCGAAAGGGAGTAGAGAGCAGTGCTCTCGAAGCGCAGAACATCCTAAAGGATGATGATATAGTCTGAGCTATGTAGGAATACATAGAGAGTGTATGGAAACGGTACACTCGTAACACAACTGACAATTTTTCGTGGCTCTGGGTTTAGTTTTGCTAACGATCCCGATTTTATGCATGTTAGCACTAGTGCAAAATATTGGGACGAAGCGAACGAAAAGTTCTATAAGAAATACAAAGGTTTAGATGACAAGCACAAAGAGTGGGCCAATTTAGTTATTGAGGGAAAGCCTTTAGTAGGACCTTTAGGAAGATTTTGGCCTATCAAAATGGCAACTGACTATAAAGGAAACTTAGTAATCCCATGGACCCTTCTCGCAAACTATCCTACCCAAGGCACCGGTACCGATGTGATGACCATTGCGAGGGTAAGTTTTATGAATCGCTTAAAGAAACTAAAGCTAGATTCCGTGAAACTCGTCTCCTCTGTACACGACTCAATTGTGGTGGATTCTCCAGCAGAACATCTACACTTAGTAGCAATAATGTTCCACGAAGTATTTAGAGACCTACAAGCAAACATCAAGAAATTGTTTGGATATGAGTGGAAAGTTCCACTTGCTTGTGAGGTGAAGTACGGACCTAACATGAAAGATATGGAGAAATATGAATTGACTTAACAAGCCAGATGTGGTAAAATATTGTTTTAAACATAAAGGAAAACATGCAAATCGAAGTTATTCAAGTTAAAAAAGAACATAAGACAGCTAAGACAGCTTATGTTCTGTTAGAAGTTACCTACAAGCAACTAGGTGGTGCCTACGCAGGTAAGGTAGCAAGCAAGAAACTAATCAGCTTTAGTCAGCCAGACGGTGCTTATAAAGCACTAGCTGATGCAAAGCCTGGAGAAGTGTACACAATCACCTCTAAGAAAAATATGGAGAGTGGGTTTATTGATTGGCTTGATGCTAAACAAGAAGCTCCAAACACAGGGGAATCCTCGTACACACCTAACCAAGAAACAACAAAGACAATGACTGTAGCAAAATCAACATACGAAACACCAGAAGAACGAGCCAAGAAGCAAATTTATATTATCAAGCAAAGCTCTCTTTCTACAGCCTTAGAGCTTGCAAAGCTTAACAACCCTAAGGGTGGACTTTCTGTGCTAGAGCTTACCAATGTAGCACAGGCATTGGTTGATTGGGTTGTTGCTTCACCATCGGTTCCAGCCACTGAGAATCTAAGTGATGTTCCAGACTAATTATGTTTATTGATTTTGAAAAGCCAAGACATTGGAGAAATTCATTTTATTGCCACGTAATTTTAAACTTAAAGTTAGGAGTACAAAGATGTACAAAATTTATAAAGACGACAAGCGTTACAACAACAAAGTGTTTGATAGCTACGAAGAAGCCCGTAAATATGTTCGACGTAAAGCAACGCAGCTTGTGGGATTCTATGATGATTGCATTGGGTGGTTAGGATTTAGCATTAAGGCAGAATGAAAATCCCTAAGCAATTCCAACTCGGTGGAATTGTGTGGAAAGTAGAAGAACAGCTTAGTGTTCCAGGCGCTTATGGCGCCTGCCATAATGGAGAAGCTAAAATTGTTCTTCTATCCTCTATGCCAAAGCAAGTTAAACAACAAACCTATTGCCACGAACTTGTCCATGCCATCTTGTTCTCTATGGGTAAACCAGCAGATCAACATGACGAAGTGTTTGTAGATGCGTTTGGTACATTCCTACATCAATATCTAAATCAATGAATAAACATTTAAAGTGTGCTATTAAAGTTGCTTTTTCTCCTGTAGTTTTACTTTTTGCTCTTTCTCTTCTTTTTATACAAGTACCGGTTACTCTTATTCAAGGAATGCTGCTAATTTCAGGTTGTATAGAATATGATCTAAAAGACCCTTGGTTTTTTAGTATTTTTGATTGGTATTCTAAATTATGAAAGAACTTGCTCTTCTAGACGGAGATATTTTATGTTATCGTTGTGCTGCATCAGCAGAGAATGATCCACAAGAAGTGGCATTGCAGCGTTTAGATGACCTTATCAATCGTATTACACATGAAACAAATAGCATAGAATATCGTGTGTTCTTGACTGGAGAAGACAACTTTCGATATAAAATTTATCCCGAGTATAAAGCACATCGTAAAGACAAGCCTAAACCGAAATGGCTACAACAATGCCGTGAATATCTAGTAGTACAACACAAAGCCTCTATCAGTGAAGGTAATGAAGCTGATGATGAGATTGCCATAGAGCATCAGACTAGAGGTCTATCAACGGTGGTGGCGTCAATTGATAAAGACTTCCTACAGCTTCCTGGTTATCATTACAACTTTGTAAAAATGGAAGAAACGTTTGTATCCCCGCTAGACGGCCTTCGTTTCTTTTATTCACAAGTCATCACAGGTGACGCTAGCGACAACATTCCCTCGTTTGACAATAAGCTGCGCCACACTGTCCCTAAATTTGTACAGAAAATCTTGGAGCCTATTCAAACAATGACAGAAGAGATAGATATGTACAAATATGCTTTGGGGGTGTATGAGACAGAGTTTGGCAATCCTTTAGGATTTAAACACATAGAACGTATATTCCACCGCAATGCTAGCCTTCTGTGGCTACAAAGAAAGGAAGGTGACACATACCAACCACCTGGACTAAAGCAAGAAAACACAGCTTCATTGTAAGCGTATTGAGGGCAGGGTCACGAAGATGGCCCCCTAAATATGAAACATTAAACGCTGCTAAAACAGAAAAGAAAAGAAACATCAAGTCAGGCCGGGAGGCCCAACATTTCACTTGCAACGGATGTAAGCAAGAATATACATCCAAAGACGTGCAAGTTGACCACATCATTCCTGTCATTGACCCTGCAACGGGGTTCACCACATGGGACGCTTTCATTGAGCGTTTGTTCTGTGACAGGGACAATCTCCAAGTGCTATGTACAGAATGTCATAACCTTAAATCGAAAGAAGAACGACAATGGAAATCAACCAAACAATTAAAACAGCCCAAGGAACCGTCAAGTTCCAAGGGGAGCTTACGCAAGAGGAAGCCGACTACGTAATTCAAACTGGCCTCAGCTATCTTCTGTCTCGTGGAGAACTGCCCTTTACAGTGGTAGAGAATGAAGATGATTTAAAGGATTATTATGGTGGAACAGAAAGTGAGCAATAAGAAGTACACTTGTCAATTCTGTCAACAAAAAGAGGCAGTCATTACAGATAGCGGAGAGTCTTTTGACGGAGGAGACGATTGGTACATGATGTTGTGTACTTCTTGTAGTAAAACTTGGAAGTTGTGGATAGAACATGACTAAGCACCTCGTGATACCTGACTGCCAAGTTAGACCTGGAGACGATTTAACTTACTTAGAACATATAGGGAAATACTTAGTTGAGAAACAGCCTGATGTTATCATTTGTATTGGGGATTTTGCGGATATGCCTAGCTTGTCTAGTTATGATATTGGCAAAAAATCTTTTGAAGGTAAGCGGTATGTCAGCGACATTGCCAGTTCACATGGGGGCATGGAAGCTCTGCTGGGCCCGCTCTGGTCCTTTAACAAATCTCGTGTTCGACAACATAAAAGCCGGTATGTTCCAAGGATGGTTCTCACACTCGGAAACCACGAAAACCGAATAAACAAAGCTGTAGAGAATGATGCAAAGCTTGAAGGGGTGTTGGACATTAATCACCTCAAATATAAAGAATATGGTTGGGAGGTGTTTCCATTTCTTGAGGTTGTCGTTATTGACGGTGTGGCTTATAGTCACTATTTCACTACTGGCACTGCTGGTAGGCCTGCTAGCTCTGCTCAAGTACAGCTTACTAAAAAGCACATGTCTTGTGTGGCAGGACACCAGCAAGGTTTGCAAATTGCTATGGGCAATAGAGCAGATGGTTCCCAAATCACCTCTATCATTGCGGGAAGCTGTTATGAGCATGATGAAGATTATATGGGACCCCAAGGAAACAAACATTGGAGAGGGGTGTTGATGCTTCATGATGTTCATGATGGCAACTTCGATGTCATGCCGGTCAGTTTAAAATATTTACGGAAGAAATATGGATGATGTAAACAAAAAGCAAGTCGGAGGAACTCACTATCAGCACCTTAATCCTGCTCCTTGGGATGTGATTTTGGAATGGAACTTAGGCTATTTAGAAGGCACTGCCCTTAAATATATAGCCAGATGGAAAGACAAGGGTGGCATTGAGGATATCAAGAAAGCCATCCATTTCTTAGAAAAACTTGTTGAGACGGAAACGTCAAAAGGAAAATAATGTTAGATTCTTATTTTTACACTTTGTACGCTATTACCACATTAGCCATTATTACAGAATGGCTTGGTGCTTTTCTACACAAGCCCTGGGTAAAGTATTTAAAAGCGGGTAGCCGCACAGTGTTTCTAATTGCCATTGTGTTTAGCCTACATACCATGAGCAGCAATGTCGGTGAATTTGCTGTGACAATGTGGAGCCAAATGCAACAACTGTTCTTCATGGTGTCATCTAAGGGCAGCTAATGTATAACAACTTGGATGAGCTAAAACAACTAATCGCCGCCAAGTTGTCCATTGAAGAAATTTTAGATGTTCTAGGGTGGACCTCTATAGAACTAGTGGACGCTCTAGAACCTTACATCAATGAACAACAGGAAGAATTTGAACGGGCTGTTGAATGACAGGCACTAAAAGCTATAAAGAGAAAAAAACAGAACAAGAGCGTGGACGTAAGCGCTATCTAGAACGTTTAATTGAAGAGCAAGAAGCAGAGAAAGAGATACAAGAGTATGAAAACAGCACAGATGGAAGTGACGCTCCTGGATTGGATGGGGAGCGATCTAAGTATATGCAACGCAGCGAGGGTAAGTTTCCATAAAGAAACTGCTCTTTCGGATGGAGTCCTCCAAGAGCGAGATATTAAGCTTCTTTCCTATCTAGCTAAACATAATCACTGGAGTCCCTTCGCTCATTCTTCTCTTTCTTTTCGTATTAAAGCCCCAATCTTTGTTGCTCGACAACTTGGTAAGCATCAAGTTGGCCTTGTTTGGAATGAAGTGAGCCGTCGCTATGTAGACGAAGAACCAGAAATTTGGTTCCCAGACGTATGGCGAGGTAAACCCACTGGTAATATTAAACAGGGTTCAGCGGGTGAGTGGCATGACACAGAAATCGGTGCCGCTTATGAATTGCTAGAGGACCTCGTTACCACTTACAGTGGTATGGTAGCTCGGGGATGTGCTCCAGAAATGGCTCGAATAATTCTTCCTCAAAACACAATGACTGAATGGATTTGGAGTGGAAGTTTAGCTGCCTTTGCTCGTGTTTGTAAGCTTCGTCTAGACCCACACGCACAAGAAGAAACCCGCCAAGTGGCACAACAAATTAACGACTTAGTTCCACAAGAGCTAAGTCATTCATGGAAAGCTCTTATGACATGAGAAAAAGTGTAGTCTCTGATAATTTAGAAAAGATAGCAGCTTTAGAAAACAAAGAGCACTCAGGCACTGTTTCTGGTTACTCTATTTCTGCTTGTCAGCTAAAGATTGGTGAAATACTACGTGTTGTTGCAAATTCTTTCCCCGTGTCTTATCTTGAAGCAGACTACTCTGTTAAAGACGACAATAAATATATAAACTTAACTGTCACTTACCGAATTAAAAAATAAAGGAAACCTATTGACAACCCATCAATTTAAAAACTCTTTTGCAGAAAACATCTTCCGATACAAGTATGCACAAGGTCCTGCTGATACGTGGCCTAAACTATGTGAACGCCTAGTTGCTGATGTATGTGGACCAACACAAACACAGTCGGCTCTATTATCAGCCGAAGATCGAAAACAACTGTTAGAATACATGGTAGACATGAAGTTTCTGCCTGGGGGACGTTATCTCTATTATGCTGGTCGTCCACTACATG